TACATAATTAATAAATCAGCTGAAGGTGCAATTTACGAAACAGCTGGTAGAAAAAATCCTAATGGTCAACCTTGGGTTGGACGCAAAGGTGACCCAAACGATCACGGCGTCAGTCACTCAAATAATCCAAATGCGGGTAAACAATTTATCCAATCAATGGGTGCTATCTATCAAGGCAACATTGAAAGTTCTACAAAAAAAGGTCGTTACATGAAAGGTCGTTTGATCTTTAGGGCTTGGGCTGAGGACGGTGGCAAAGCAAACGCAGCTGCTTTAACTGCTATTTACAATGTAAATGAGCAATTTAAAAAGAAGCAGTATTTCAGAAAGGTTACTAAATGAGTATTGTAATTGATATTGCCGCGCAATTTACTGGCAAAAGGGCTTTTGCTCAAGCTGAAAATGCAGCTGACAAATTGGGCAGAACCGTAAAACATGCACTCATTGGAGTAGGCGTAACTGCGTTTGCTAAGTCTGCAATATCGGCTTTTGCTGCCCAAGAAAAACAACTTACTCTTTTTAAGAACTCATTAAGAACCATTGGATTTGAGTTTGCAACTAACGATTCATTAGCATTTTTAAACAGTCTTAAACTTCAATATGGAGTTACGGATAGTCAATTAATTCCAGCATACGAACAACTTTTAACCACCACTCGCAGCCTTGCAGCTTCTCAAAATCTTACAAATGTGGCAATGGATATTGCAGCACGCCAAGGCATTAGTGTAACTGAAGCGGCTGACGCATTGAGTAAAGCTTATCTAGGCAACACAAAAAGTGTTGGTGCATTAGGTTTAGGCATAAGCAAAGCCACATTAGCTTCAGGCGATTTTGCTCAAATATTGAAAGAAATTACCAATGTAACAAAAGGTGCTGCTTCTGCCGCTGCCGATACTTTTGCAGGCAAACTTGCTAGGGTAAAGGTTGCAGCCGATACAGCTAAAGAAAGTATTGGTGCAGGTCTAATTGAAGCATTAATGCAAATAACTAAATCAACAGATATAGAAGCATTGCAAAGAAAGATTATTAATTTTGGCAATTCTGCCGCTGAAACTTTAGGTAATATAGGCAAAATTATTTCAGATAATATAGTTTTAATTAAGGCTTTTGGTGCATTAATGATTGCTGCTTTTGCAATAAATAAAATTGCTGCATTTATTATAGCTTTAGAAAAAGTTATTAAAACTGTAACAATGTTGAGAAACGCTGCTCTTGCAACAGCCGCAGCGGAAATGTTTATGCTCAATCCCCTTGCTGGGGCGGCAATGACAGCTGGCATGTTTGCCGCTATTGGTTTACTAATTAAAGGTGTTGACGCTTTAAGCAATTCAACAACAAGAGCAACAGAAAATCTAAGTAATTTATTTGGTGCAAGTAAGGCATTGGGTGTAGGTGGAGATCAAGGCGGTTCTGCTAAATATGCTGAGGGTGCAGCTGCTAGGGCTGCTAAAGACGCTAAAGACGCTGCCGCTGCTCAATTAAAAGCAACTAAAGCTCAAACCAAGTCAATTCAAGATCAAAACAAACTTAAAAAAGCCAACGCTTTATTTGATCTTGACCAAATACAAATTATTGCTGCACTTCAAAATCAATTAAGTGATGATGAAAAATTAAGATTACAATTAAAACTTGCTTTAATTCAAGGTAATGCTACTGAGGCAGAGCGTCTTTCGGCTGAACTTGCTATTTCTCAACTTAAAACAACAAATCTTGCTTTAGCAATTGCCAACTTACCACCTGCCTTAAATCCATTTAATGACTACCCAGATGATGTTAAAAATGCAATTGAGGAAATAAATGGAATCCAAACTGCACTTGATAAATTAAAAGCACCAAAATTAACGGTAATTGTTGACACTCAATATACAGGCGGAATTACTGGGGGCGGCACAGCTGGGGGCGGTTATGTTGCGCCTCAACCTAGCCTTGGTGCTGCTACAAACGGCATAGCAGGCTTAGGCATGGGTGGAGATCAAGGTGCAACAGCAAGAGCTTTAGAGCAGGCCAGAACAGATTTAACTAACTTAGAAATGGCTTTAGGGCGCGGCGGAGATCAAGGCGGGGCAGCTAGAACAAATGTAACCGTAAATGTGGCTGGAAATGTGATTAGCAATAAAGACCTAGCTGACACAATCCGCATGCAATTAGTTGATTCCTCAGCTTCAGGTTCTTTTTCAAGTATTGGGCGAGTAAGAGATTACAACTAATGCCTTTACCTGTAACACTTAAAGTAACTTTAGATTTTAGTTCAGGCGCAACATTTGGTTATCCCATGGTGCTTGATACTGGTATTTTAGATCAAGACATTTTAGGAGTTGAAGGCACTTCAACATTAATTGCAGATTTAACAAGCGTAACAAGGTCAATTAACATAACACGCGGTCGGAGTATTGGACGCGATACTTATGAAGCTGGAACAGCAATTGTTACAGTATATGACAACTCAGGAAACTTTAATCCCCAAAACACAGCAAGCCCATATTATCCTTATGTAACTCCATTAAGAAAAATAAGAGTGTCTGCAACTTATGGTGGCACAGAGTATTTTCTTTATAGTGGTTATGTACAAAACTATGCTTACAGATACGATCAAGCTGAAAATGTTGGTTATACAGACATTTATTGTAGCGACGCTTTCAGATTATTTAATTTAGCTGTTATTAACACAATTACAGGCTCGGCGGCTGGTCAAGATATTGGAACAAGAATAAACAAGATTTTGGATACCGTAGAGTTTCCAACTGGTATGCGCTTAATAGACACTGGTAATTCAACTGCTCAAGCCGATACTGGTACAACACGAACTTCCTTAGCAGCAATTCAAGCGGCGGAGTTTTCCGAACAAGGAGCTGTTTATATTAATTCCGAAGGAAATGTTGTATTTAAGAACAGAACCAGCACAATTTTGGCTTCAGGTAATACACCAATTCAATTTAATCAAACAGGTGGAATACCTTACAAAAATATTAAATTAGCTTTTGATGATAAGTTAATTTTAAATGTTGGTAAATTTAAGCGGGTGGGTGGTGTTGAACAGGTTTACACAGACACGGCAAGTGTCGCAACCTACTTTCCTCACACCCTTACAGCTGAAAACCTTATTCTTGAAACAGACGCTGAGGTTTTAAATGCGGCTGCTTTATTTATAGCCTCAAGAGCCTCAACTACAATACGCATTGATGAAATGGTTATTGACATGTTGGATACAAATGTGCCGACAGCGACCATTTTAGACATTGATTATTTTACAAATGCCTTAATTAGCAATATTCAACCCGACGGCTCAACGATTACCAAGAATCTATCAATCCAAGGGGTCAGGTGGGATATAACCCCTAACTCTATGTTGGCAACATTTTTAACTACCGAACCTTTATCCGACGGATTTATTTTGGATAATGCAACCTATGGGGTGTTAAATGACGATATACTTAGCTACTAAACAAGGAGAATAATGGCAAAACAAACCTTTACCACAGGGCAGGTATTGACAGCTGCCCAAATGACAAGTTTGCAGCAAACTGCAATGGGTGGTGGTGCTGCCACTGCTAAAACAACAAGTTATGTTTTAGTTGCGGCTGACGCTGGAACTACTGTTGCAATGGACGCCTCAGGTTCAACAACTATTACGGTTAACACAGGATTATTTTCAGCTGGTGATTCAGTCTTTATTCAAAACCGAGGTGCTGGAACTACAACCGTAACGGCTGGAACAGCAACAGTAACTACACATGGTTCATTAGCATTAGCTCAATGGGAAGGTGGACAATTATATTTCACTTCCTCTAGTGCCGCCATTTTCTTTGATATAAGTCAAAGTACTGGCATGACAAACCCAATGACTACAACAGGCGACACTATTTATTCGTCAAGCGGTTCAACACCTGCTCGCCTTGGTATTGGCGCAACTGGAAATGTTTTAACTGTTGCTGGTGGAGTTCCAACTTGGGCTGCCCCTGCTGGTGGTGGTAAAGTATTGCAAGTTGTTCAAGATACCGACATAACATCATATACAAACACCAGTAGTTCATATAGCGACACAGGATTGAGTGTATCTATCACGCCATCATCTGTTTCTAGTAGAATTTTAGTTTTTGCATCAATGCCAAACTCAAGTTGCTATAATCCAAACTCAAGTTCTGACGCAAGAGGTCAGTTTAAGTTAGTTAGAGATTCAACTCAATTAATGAACACAGTTATTGGTGTTGAAAACTTTGGGTTAGGTACAGACAAAAATTTTCAAGTTGGAGTAAGTTTTGCAGTTGTAGATAGTCCAGCAACTACAAGTTCAACAACATACAAAATTCAAGGTGCAAAGATTACAAGTGGTTCTCAAATTGGATATTCAGGAAGTGCAACGCTAATTAATAGCATAATAGTTATGGAAATAGGTGCATAATGACAACAGGTGCTAAAGTATTACAAATGTTAATTCCAACAGGCGGTTGGAGTATTAAAGGTGATGACTTTGAAGGCATAACATTTATTGAAGCAACACCAATTACCAAAAAACAATTTACAGATGGTTTTGCTAAATATGATGATTGGAAATTAAAAGAGGAAACTACAAAGGCAACTGCTAAATCTGTTTTATTAGAAAAACTTGGCATCACCGCCGAGGAAGCCGCCTTACTTCTTTCATAATGAAACCTTGGTTATCAAAAGCTGCGGTTCAATTAAGAAATCAAATTGATGATTCCTTTGAGTCGCGGCTTCGTCAATCTGACGGGTGGATTGCTGATTTACGGCACATGTCTAGTGGCAAACCCACAGACCATGCACCCGACCCGCAAACTGCATGCGTCAGGGCAATTGATGTTGACGCTCGCCTTTCTGACAACAGAGGGGATTCAGCTTATTTGGCAGATCAAATTAGACAATATGGCAAGAATTACGGACGCATATCTTATGTAATTCACTTGGGCAAAATTGCCTCACCTGTTCTTGGCTGGCGGTGGAGAAAATACAAAGGATTTTCACCTCACGATCATCATATACATATCAGTTTTAAAAAAGATCAGGATAACAACTCAAAGTTTTTTAACATACCACTCCTAGGGGGAAGCAATGAATAAGAAAGTTCTAGCAGTAATTGAGTCATACGGACGAAGCGCGTTTGTCTGCCTTGCAACAATTTATGTGACAGACACTTCAGGTTCTTTCCAAGACATTTGGAAAGCCTTTTTAGTAGCTTGGGCAGCACCTTTATTACGCGCCATAAATCCTAATGACACAGCGTTTGGTCTAGGCAGTAAAGAGTAATGACAGCCCTTGAGTGGGCTGGCTTTTTAGCTGGATTAACAACCACATTAATTGGAGTCCTTGCTGGGTTAAGATACTTGGTCAAAGGTTGGTTAAACGAACTTCGCCCCAATGGGGGGTCAAGTATGAAAGATCAATTGACTTCATTACAAAAAGAAACGACACACCTGTCAGATCGCATAGATGAACTCTTTATTGTCATTAGTAGGAAGTAAACTTAAGACATGGCTAACACTCGTAAGCGCAAAAAGATTAACCGTAGGGTTGTTCGCAGATCACCCGAACCTTTATCTAAGCTTGATGTTTTTATGATTACTAAGCATGAGATTTACAAAGCTGCTAAAAAAGCTGGATTCAGCAATGAAGTAGCTTGGTTCTTTATGCAAGAACCTCACGCGTTGCCTGATTGGGTAAGCAACGACAGCCCCGACGCTTTAATTCCAAGGGTTGACCCAACCGAGGACGAGGACGATTAAAGTTAAGCGCGTCGCGTTCACGCCCGACCTTCAAGCCCCATTTGTCAATGAGGCGGCAGTAAAAATATTTGGAAAGTTTTTAAGAAAGTGGCAACCTCACCAAAATATCTGCATTGGTGATGAGATTGACCTGCCTTACCTTGGTAGTTTTTCAAGGGGTAGCATTGATGAATTCAAGGGCAACATTGATGATGATAGAAAATACACTCAAGATATTTTGGAATACCTTGGTGTAACAGATGTACTGGGAAGTAACCATGGAATCAGACTTTATAGATCAATTAAAAAACAGCTTCCCTCATTGCTTAATCTGCCTGAGTTGCGCTACGAACGATTCATGCAATACGACAAGCTTGGTATTAAGTTTCACCCATACGGACTTAACTGGGCGCATGGTTGGACGGCAATTCATGGCGACTCAGTACCACTTAGTAATTTAGCGGGTCAATCCGCATTGGGGGCTGCAAAACGCATGGGCGTTTCAGTAGTTATGGGACACACGCATAGGCTGGGTCTTAGTTGCCACACAGAAGCCTTTAACGGGCGCGTAGGGCGTGTTTTATATGGGTGTGAGGTAGGGAATATGGTTGACCTCTCAAGTAGCGGTATGAGGTACACCAAGGGCTATGCTAACTGGCAGACAGGATTCGCCGTTGCTTATGTTCAAGGCAGAAAAGTCCAATTAATTCCTGTGCCTGTTGCTCAAGACGGCAGCTTTATATTTGAAGGAAAGCTATATCAGTAGAGAAACAGATTATGTGCCTAGAACCATTGATGAGCAGATAGATTCCTTTGACTCTCTAGGTTTACTTTAGGCTTCGTTACCAAATCGTTATCAAACACGCCATGTTGGGCTTTGTGTTTTACAGCTGTATGCCCGACACTTTTCCTATCCAAGTTAACGGAACTTGGTGTAACGGAAAGGCTTAAATGAAAATAAAACATGCTAACTCTTTAGCCAATGTTAAGTTAAACCCATTGGACTTTGAAAGATTGACTGAAAGTCAAATGCAGTTCAAGGGACACAATTGGGAAATCCAAGATCATAGATTTGACCAAGAAATGAATTACAATCATGAGTACATTTTTTGGGTAGAAAACTATGCTTCTCTGATACTTGCTACACATTTCCTAGATCAAGTTAAGCACAGTTATTCAATTGCCTATGACGAAGCAGTTGAAATGTATTGTTTTACAACTGACTACGCAAGCTCTTGGAATATCTAATGAAAGACGCTGGATTGCTTTGGTGTGCAATTATGACAGGTGTAATTTTTGTATGGTACATAATTTCACTAATAAGAGATAATGCTTTTCAGAACGGTTATTGGAAAGGTCGCGCAGCTGGGTTTGAATCTCACCGTAGAATTACAAACATAGCGAAACAATCAGACGAGGTATTTGATTATGAAAAACACTAACGATCTATTAGATGAAGTGAAGGGAACACTACATGAAAGAGGGCGCATTTACGGAAGCAGTCGCACAAATCATGAAAGAATCTCAGAGCTGTGGAGTGCTTACTTGGGAGATTACATTTCGCCTATGCAAGCCTCAATGTGCATGTTACTCGTCAAAGTCAGCCGACTCACAGAAACCCCCACACATTTTGATAGCGTCAAGGACATTATCGGTTACGCGTCAATTTACAACAGCCTCTTAGATGAATATGAAAATGATTTTGGGGGTGAAGTAAATGGCATTTGATTTAAGTAAATACATGACGGCTGAAGAAAGAATTGAACTTTTTGCCAAGGACAATCCTGACTTTAGATACGAAGTCAATCATGAGTTCTACAAAGATTCTAATGGAGATACTTGGGTTGTTGTCAAAGCAATCCTGTGGAGAACTGAGGTTGACCCGAACTCTTGGGTAATGGGTCTTGCAGCTGAAAATATGAAAACACAGTTTGCTATTGAAAAGGCAGAAACAAGTGCTTATGCAAGAGCTATAACCAACACAGGTAAACCTCAGTTCTCTACAACTAGAGAGGGTGAAAAAGCACCAAGGGCTAACCGTAATGAAATGGAAAGAGTTAACAATGTTACCGAGTTCAAACCTAAATATGGAACAGTTGGGTCTAAATCGGCTGCAATGGAAGCTGCGCTTAATTTGGTGGAACAACGATCTCAAGATTCTAATGAAAGCACTAAAACTGCTTCTTGGTCTATTGGTGAAGTTATCCCTCAAATTGGTGAAGTGGTGGATTTTCATTTCACTTGCAGTCATGGTGATATGGTAAAAAAACAAGGTGTGGCGGCTAAAACAGGTCGTCCATATTTCGGGTTTGTTTGCCCTGCACCTAAAGTTGAAGCATGTGAAGCTAAATGGGCTTCAGTAGCCGCTAATGGCTCTTGGTTCTTTGATGATAAGGAATAACATGGGTGATTTAGAAATGATTGACCCAAGCGGTTTACGAGCTACATTTACTGATAGAGGAATTGCTTTAGATGTAGTTCCGCTATCTGAGTGTTGCGAAATGTGTAATGACCCTCGCATGATGACAATTGACGGAGTGCGAAAATGCGTTAGCTGTGAGTGTGTTAATCATATTGATTTTGGGCATAATGCCTAGATATGATTTCCTTTGTGAGTTCTGTTTGACGCAGGCAGAACTTACATTAGCGGTTGACCAACAAGTGCCTAGGTGTGGGATATGTAAGGGGACGCTTAAGCGCATTTGGTCAACCGTGCCTATTCATTTTAAAGGCGACGGTTGGGCAGGTAAAACCAAGTGATACATGATTTAACTTGGGTATTTAAATGTAATAAATGCGCTAAACCAATGTTGTTTTATGAAAAAGCAGGCTTTGACGCAGGTGAAGAAAATGTAGTTGTTATGTGTGTCAAGTGCGAAAACACGGGCGTAAAGGCTAGAATTGAGGCTATACCTGACAAGAAGGTTATCCGCTGCAATAAATGTGGGGGCTGGAAAATGGAAAGTAGCAGCTGTATCACATGCAGAAAGATCAATGCCCTGAGTGTTTAAGTTACAACACTACAACTATTAAGGCAGGTGCGGATTATGTTTCAGATTG